TCTTAGTTTGCTGGCTAGTTAGCGCCAGTCAGCTCGCCTGATACGGTTACTGTGATATCTGACGCTTTAGCATTGGCCGCGCCAGCTAGGGTTAATGTCAAGTACGCATCTTTTGGCAGGACAATAATCTTGCTGCCGTTAGCGCGCAGGCGACCAGCAGTTGCCAAGTCAGCACCCGCTTTAATAAAGTAAGCAGCGTCTTGCGGTACATCGACATCATCAACACCATCAGCATAAGCAAAGCCTAAGCTACCTGTGACCGTTGCCGTCATACCAGTGGTGACAAACACTTGCGCGTCTGCTAAGCACCAGCCTTCTGGCAATCGACCCAGCGCAATCACATCGCCAGCTTGTGGTGCGGTACCACTATCGCCTTCAACCACACCAGTCGCATTGGTCTTGACGTTATAACCAAGCGTTGTGGTATTGCCATAAGGCGCGTTGTACGTGAAGTGGTGAGTGATTGTCGGTTTACTCGTTACGATCATAACCATCTGTCTATCTCCTATTTACCAATGCCGAATGAATTGACAGCGGTATCAACTACTGTGATTCCGTAGTCAGTAAATTCTTGGCCATTACCAGTGTCCACATCAAAACGGATTTTTGAGACGCCACGAATAGCGCCAACAAGCAGTTCAACCTTATCGCCATGATCCAATTCTTTCTCAGACCAAAAGTGAGGCAGACCGCTGCCTTTGTGAGCTGCCATTGCTTCAGCAATAGCCTGTCCACCTAAGATAAGCGAACGGTCAACGGCAAAGTTCTCACCGAATACCGCTGGTACTTTTGCGGTATCTTCAGCTTCACTGGTGTATGACGTGCAGTACTGCATATCATCGCCTGCATAGAAGCGGATTGGACGTGGCATCTTAATCATTAAGAAGCCATTCCAGATACCAGCCTGACCTTTAAACAAAGGGTGACCAGCAGCTAGTGCGGCACGTGCCAGCGCAGCAGCTTGGAATTGACGGAAGGCAGGGTCAGCAGCAAACTTGTTGTACTGTGCTGGAGATAACATCCATACACGTAATGGGTCATCATCTGCCATCACATCACCTTCAAACTTGACGATGGGTGGCGGCAGTGCGATTTGATCCATTAATGACTTCATTGAATCAATCGTGTCCATCTTCAGCATGTCAGCAGTCGTGATATCAATCTCACCACCAGTCTGACTAAACTCTTGAATGGCATCCCCAGTCGCTAAGTAATGGCGGTTTTTGGTCGGTGCCTTAACACGGTTAACCATCACCTCTTTAAACTTCGCATGGTCAGCTGTTGGCACAACCCATTCAATGTTGTTCTGATGGCCACGAGCACCAGCCATGTGCACTAGCAATGATTGATCGGTATATCGAGCCATTAGGTTTTCAGCGACCGGACGAGCCAGCGCACGGAAGTCAATGGGTGAGCGAATACCAGTCATAGTATCGCCAACATCGATTGGGAAACGTGCTTGGTTCACACGTAGCTTGTCTTCGGTGAATGACATACCTTCACCACGACCTTCGGCAAAGTTACTGCCCATAATCGGGATAGCGCCAAACGGGTTAAGCAGTTGGAACGAGACTTCATCGCCAGTGCCTTTACCCAAGTCTTGGACTTGAACGATTGGCATGTGTTGTGTGGTTTGCTTACGTAGCGTTGCTTCAGCGCCAGCAGTGCCTTTAGGCATTTTGCCCGTCAGCTTTTGCATCGTGCCATTACGATTCATGTGCGTGGCAAACAAGCCCGCAGCCTGAACCACCATGTTTTTCTTATCGCCATATGCGGCGTGGGTCTTGGTAGCCATCTATGCCACTCCTAGAAATTGTTTAAGTATTGGGTTCGTTTTTCGGGTGACCAGTCCATCATCGTGTCTGCCAATTCAGAGGCTGACATAGATTCCATCTGCTCACCGATATTGGTTGCGCCTTTATGACCGCCAGGTATATCACTTAGGCTGGCTGGTACAGCGGGTGCGGTATTCTTGATTGCTTCGCGTGCCTTGGCCTTTAACTCGTCAGCCGTTGGTTCGGCTGGCTTGTCAGCAGCTTTGGCAGGCGTTGCAGTGCTAGTTGTTGATTGCTTAAAGTTATTGAGTAGTTCGACGACTTGTTCAGAAGTACCTTGTGTTAGCACTCCATCGAGCGCGGTTTGAATGTAGGACGGCTGGCCTGCCTTCCATGATTCAAACTCACTACTCTCTACAATAGAGTCAGCATCAGTGTGTGCTTCATAAATCGTGCGCATGTGAGCTTGTGTGGCACTCTCTTGCTCTTTGGCTTGCATCGGCTCTAAAGCTTTTGCAACACGAGCTTCGACCTGCTCCTTCACTTGCTGAGCGACCAGCTTGTTAATACCTTCTGCCAGAGCTTCATCGGAGAAGTCTCCAAAGTAGTCAGGGTTCACGCCAGCATCGATTGCGGCCTGTGCCGTCTCAATGTCCTGCTCTTGCTGCGTAGTCGCAACAGTGGCAGGCGTTTGTGCTTGCTTGCGTAAAACATCTAACTCAGCATTGGCAGTGGCTAACGCTTCTTTTGCTGCGCGCTCACCTTCACGTAACGCAACATGCTTTTCATAAGGAATGGTGTGTACGCCATCACGAGCCATAACCACCTTCTCACCTTCAGCATCTTCTTTCGATTCAGTCTCAGGCGTTTCAGTGGGTGTTTCGGCTGGCGTGTCATCCTTATCATCAGGCGTTTCAATCACTTCTTCTGCATCGGTAACGGCTGGCGCGTCGTTACTTTCCCCTTGCGAGGTATCGCCATTCATACTCATTTCTAAGTATTGCGCTGCTTTTTGAGGGGACCATTCGCCATCATCAAAGCTGTCATCAATAAAACTATTTGCATCAACTGTCATTAATCTGTCCTTTACCCATGTCGGAGGGCTACCGTTAAAAAACAGGTTTC